AAACTGTGACAGTTACGTTTTTGTTCGTATTCTTACTGACACATCTCGTGCGTGGATATTAGGTTCCATACCAAAACAAGATTTCTACACAAAGGCAACAAAGTATAAACGGGGCGACATTGACCCCGCAAACGGTTTTACATTCAAAGCCGATTGTTACAATCTACCTATTAGTGAGTTATCTGATGTCCAAAAAAGCGAAGCTGTTTAACTTCGAAGTGAATCTCATGCAAGACGGTAAACTTGAACTGGTCTGCGATTGTGTCAATCCAGAGGAGTTTGAGAAAACAATGAACAGCGGGTTGCCAGAGTATGACGGCGCACACTCAATAGCAACCCTGCTTCGTTACGTCAAATCTATGTCAGATGAGATCATAGAGAAGTCAGGCAAGTACGTTTAGCTTTTGCCTTTGCCGTCTGCGGCGTAAAACGGAACCATATCACCGGCCTTGTTCTTTACCATCTTTAGCTTGCCGCCGTCAGCCATCATTGGCATCTTTGGCTTTTGCATGGTTTGATTTTGCATCTGATTCTGTTGACCCTGTGTTGCGGTCATCATGCCCCCCGCTTGAGCCTTCTTGCGGGGTTTCTTTTTGGTTGCCATTCCGCCGTACATCATTGGCTTGCGCTTTGCAGCACCGCCGTACATCATGCCTTTGCGTTGGCCGTTAGTGTAGGTTTTCATGTTTCACTCCTAGTTTGTAATTACAGGTCTTTGGGTCGGTATTCTTCTGATCATTTCCATTTTATATTCAGGATGCAACGGAAACACACTGCCGCTCAACGGTTCTTCCGTCATCTCTCTTACTTTCCATCCGGGAAGTCCTACTAAGTCTTCCTTTGCAACTCCTCCCTCACGAGCGTATTGTGGCAAAGTAGCGCTGAGCTTAACGTACACTGCTGTGAGAAGGGTGGTTAATTCTTTTTCTTTTTTAGGAGGAAGCGGCTTGCCAGACTCTAGCATTTCAAGAAACAACTCTCCAACTTTAGGATCAGTAAGAGCAGCTTGCACCATACTAAAGTTACGCAAACGCATCCTTTGCAGTATCGACTCTGTGGCTACGTATTGTGGGCCTATGACATCGCGGTTGATTGCGTAGAATCTGGATATGTAACTTTCAACTGAAAAGCGGCGCGGTATTCCGCTGACATTCAAACCGCCCAAAGATGAGTTTTCTTTGTTGCGTATAAACTCAACCATTTTTTTAGCTACATCGTATCTAGCCTGACCAAAGACTTTGATCATGGCCTGTTCTTTATCCCTGTTACCGTAGCCTATGAAATCAGCAAGCATGTCTACGTTAAAATCGTACGACGGAATTAGTTGATTTGGATTTCTAGGATTAACGTCGAGTCTACCTGTCGGGGTAAATATTGTATCTTCTATAGCTTGCACAGCCATATCCCCTAGAAGGACATCAATGTCATCATCTACAAAAAAGCTTCCATCTGCCTTTTTTGTCTTTTTGAGAGCTTCTCTAAAATCTTTTACCAAGAGGGGACCACCGTTAAGAAGGGTGCCTATGAGGTCAGACGGATTCACTTTGCCAGTTGCAAAATTTTGAAGCGTCTTTATAGCGGTGTTCATATCCTTTGTGTAGCTGTTTTTGTTTCTTTTGAACTCCGCCGCCATAGTATCAACCGCGCTGTTTTCTGCTTGTCTTACTTCAGCTAACACTGCAGCACTAACACTGCCCGACTCTAACCCTCTGGTGTCATCTATTAATTTTCCTATCTCTGGAAATAGCGGAACATCTTTTCCGTTTGCATCAACACCTACAAAGTTTTCTTGCATTAGTCTAAGCTTTTCATCTAGCACTTCTATACTGAAGTTTGCAGATTTGGTGTAGCTCTGTACCCACGATGATATTTGAACACGCATGGAAGCAATAGACGCTTTTCCTAAATCTGAATTGGGGTCAATATGTTTAGCGTTATTACGAGACGCACGTCTAGAACCTGCAGTTTTTCTCCACGTTTGGAACATATCCTGCACGTTATTAGAGTCCATTGTGTCAAAGTTTATCCAGTTTTTAGGCTGCGAAACTTTTTCTTTCATTAGTCCCAGAGGTTCATCCGCGCTTGGTGGGGTCGCGGCGCGTTTTCCCCAGCCCATCCATCTTGCAACTTCAGGATCGTCAAACCAGTTGGCTTTGTAATCAGTCCACTCTTTACGAAATCCTGCTAGTGCCGTAGCTACATCTACGGGTGCTTCATTATCTTTAAGTTGTACAAAGAGTTGACCAATAGACATTGGACCATCATCTGTGTCCACCACAAACTGCCCAAACATTTCTTCTACATCACTGCTTATATTGCTGTAACGAGTTTGTGCTTCCGGTGACTTCGCTTTAAAACCCATTTCTCTGAACATGCTGTCAAATTTACGCAACTGTGTCATTGATATCTTCATTGTGTCAACAACACTATTAGACTGGCTTGCCAAGTGCCGCTGATACATAGCTGCAATTATAGCGTCGTTGTTGCCTTTTAAGCTTGATAGATTTGCAAATTGAGTAGCAAAAGAGGTGTCAGCACCAGCTAGTTCTACGGTGTTTTTGATTGTCTGTGCTACGTCCTCTCCCTCGTCAGCCATCATTTCAAAGAAGTTATTTGCTGCTCTTCTAAATGTTCCCGTGGTTGCGGCCACCGTGCTTGGAGACAGATTCTTGCCTGTAGCAAAATCTATAAGGTCAACACCTGTGTCTATTCCTAAAGCACCTATCAAACCATCTAGTAAGCTGCCACCATCCACGTACGGCTGTGTGCCCACAGTCATGAATCCTCCGTTCGGAGTTTGTATCATGTACTGCTCTCTATCAAGAACTCTAAATCCTGCACTGGCATTTTCACGATCCCTGACGTGAGAGGTTTCAACTACAATAGACTGTAAGTCTTCTCCCGTTTCAAACTTTGGTATGTCATCTTTGGTTACACGAGCGGCTCTACCGAATGGTTTTACACCCTTCTCTCCAACAAAATCCGTTGCTGCAGCTTGCCCTGATGTTATGTCTCCTAATTCTGAAAGTGCTGCACTAGCACGGGCTTCTGCTACAGATAAAACTGCTCCTGTTCGTTCTCTAGCTATTTCTTGCACTGCCTCTACGGTATTTTCAGACAACTCAATACCAAGTTCAGTCAAGTTTGTAAGAGCAGTTTCAAAATCGTCTAAATACCTTTTTCCTAAACCGGTGTGACTAAGCGACTTTCCTGTGTTGTTTTCGACCATAGCCTGTACTTTGTAAGATGCGGTGCTAATCAAAACGTCGAAGTCCGCAACTCTTTGGTCTATGTCCTTCTCTGCAAAATCAATAGCATTACCAATCAACTCTTGCATCTTTGACGCAGCACTGCCTTCTGGGTAGGTGTTTTGTGCCATTCTGCTGAAGACTTCACGAAGCTCAACAACAAGCTCCGTTTCAGCAGCGTGTATGTCTATTATGTCTTGTACTTCTTTGCCAAACTTTCCGATTTGTTTAGCAGATATGTTTTGACGTGTGGTAGCATCAAGAGCCTGTAGAACAGCGAGTCCTGTAAGTTGTCCTATAGATAAGTTAACTACTTCGGCAGGAACGCCTTCTTCTATTAAGGCGTCACGCAATTCTCTCATGTATCCTGCGCGGGTGAGGATTGCCTCTGCATATTGAGGATCGAATGTGTTGATGCCTTGTGCGATAAATTCTGCTTGATCTACAGCTTTTTTGTCAGCGTTTTTATAGGTAGATCGCACCCATTTGATTGCTGCTTGACTTGATCCTGCTAAAACAACGAGTGATGTACCCAAGCCTATAGCCTCACCCAACCCCGGATCACCACCCAAGTGCTGTATCATTTGTCCACCCACAGCGGAACCAATTACCATGAAGTTATTTTGACGTGCCATAGTACGCATAAAATTAGGCACGTTTTGTTGTGCAACTTCAGCCATCAAGTCTATATTCGCTTCTTTTATCTTGGCTTCATAGATTTCTATACGATCCATTTCTTTTTTAGTCGGGGCACGTTTTTCTGCTGCTGCCCTGCCTAGTATGTCGTCCCGTAATTTTGTTGACCTATCCCGTACTGTCAAGATAGTTGCATAACCCTCTCTCTGTGGCAGGGGTAACTCCATCTCAGCTAGATTTTTACCTGCGTTGAGGCGGCTTACAAGTCCCACTCGTGCCCATTTTCCACCCCGACCAAACAGGGGCACGTTTACGATTTTATTCATAAGAAGGTTGTTGACTCCACGAGTCACAAGTGAAGCTTTGTTACTTTCTACAAACTCGTTTAAGAATTCAAATCCGTCTATATCTGTTCTGCCAGTTTTTGCTTGTGCTTCTCTATACATTTGAAAAGCTTTGTAGTCGGCAGTAGAAAGTGTTTGTTTAGCTTTTGCCGCTAAAGATGTAGGCATGATAAGTTCTACGGCGTTACCTACAACTCGTGGAGGTAGGCTCATAGAATGTCTAACAAGATATTCCGCTACACCAAAGGATACGTCTACACCGTTTTGTAAAAGACGCCGCTGAAGACCATCAGCGTATCGCGGAATAAATGATGTAAGTGTTTCTTGTCGGGTTTTACTGTCAAGTAAACCGCCCTCTGGCGTTTCAAAATCAAACAGTTTACCAACACTCATTATTGCTTGTGCCCCTTCGCCAACAAACCACCCAGCAAATTCAAATCCGGCTCTGGCGGCGGTGCGACCATACTCAGCAATTATTTTTTTACCGTCGTAAAACTTTATGGCTGCTGTGTAGTCAAGGATACCCAGTCGTGTACGAGCATCTTTTAGTTCGGGGTATGTTTCACTCAATTCCAGTAAGGATAGATTCATGTGGCGCAAGGCTTCTGCTCTACGAAGGTCAGGCTCTGCGTAGTTTGGAAGTGTGTATGTGAGGTAGTTGAACCCTAAAAGTTTTTGATGGGCTGTAGGGGGCAGACCTATATCCATAAAGGGAACCTTGAGAGGCACACGTCCCTGCCTGTCTGCAAAGTCAGCAGGAAGCTCTAGGCGTTTTGCTATCACAGTTTCCCACGGTATACTATCTACTATGTCATCCGCATCCCTAGCCGCTTTAAAAAACGACACAGCTTCAAAGTTATCTGCTACCCGTATTTTATCATCTATTGATGCGTTCGGAGAAAACGGTATTTTTCTACCATCCCTGTCAACAATCCCTGTGTATGAGTTTATTGCTGCAACTTGTTCAGGGTTGCTAAAATCATATACTTCGTTGATTGACAGTATGGGACTAAGTTTGCTGTAGTCAATATCAGCAAGCTTGTTAAACTTTTGTTCTGCGGGAATATCTATGCCAAAACTGGGTAAACCAAACAATGAAAAGGGTTCGTATGTGACTTCTGGTTCTCCTACGACAGCGGGTGCGCCTCGCTGCGGATCAGAGAACACCACTGACGGAGGTTGCCCCCCGTCCACTCTAATACCAGTCGCTTGCTCACTAGGAGTGCCATAAAAGGGGCGAGTTTTTTCAAACGGAGTTGATGACTTGAATGGCGGTATTTCAGGATCACGCACAGCAACAAGGTCAACCGGACTTGCAGGTCTAGCTCCGATAGAAGATTGCATTCGTTCTAGGAATGACTTTTGTAACGGCTCACTTGGTGCTTCTTCAACGCGAGGACCAAGATCTTCTTCTTGTGTGATGTTTTCTGGTTCTGCCATGCTAAGACTGCGCTCCTAATCCCATAACTTGTAAGTACTCATTATATCTTGGGTGATCTTCTGGTTTAACATCGGGAGATAAAGTTGGCAAATTATTACTAAGAAGGTAAGCGTTAAGTGCGTCACGAGTCACAGTGACAGTAGGCTGACTTCCATCTCCGCCTCGCTGTGTGGCTCCGGGTTCAGCCAAGTAGTCACGAGCGTTGAGGACATCTCTGTACACAGTTACTCTACCAGTTCCTTGTGCCGCACCCTCAAGTCTTTCGTAGGTGAATCCTGCATATCGTGTTAACTTGCTGCTGCTTCCGATAGCACCGTTGACATCTCTGATACGCTTCATCATGCCCATAGCAGCGTCGAGGGTAGCTAGTTCGGCTTCAGGCGTACTGATTGTAGTAAAGTTAAAGGCACTGAGCATGTTTTCAACGTCTTGGTCAGATATTGTACGTCCTCCCGTTCCACCCTGAATAGCTGCAGCCATCTGATAAGCGGACAGATATTTGTATAGCCTACGTGCTGCAATAAGCTTTCTGGCTATTTGTTGTTCTCTACCGCCAATAGTTACAGTATCTATTGCATCGCTTTGAAGATCATCTAGTATCTGCTCAAGTAGAGCTTGATTTCTTCGTGCTGCTGCCTGATTAGCCTCTACGCTTTGTCCTCGTCCACCCTCTTCAACAGATCGTGCTGCTTGTTCAGCGGACATGACGTTCATACGAACTTGAGCCACAGAACCCAACGCCCTTTGGTAAACTTGTTCTTGTGGTATTATGCTACCAAAGCCCCGGCTTACAAACTCTCCTGCTTTGTCTAACAAGTACACAATACCGTCTACGCCCAAAACAAACTCACCCGCTGCCATAGTCAAGTCGATGGGACGACGAGGATCAGGTTCTCCTGTTTCTGGGTTCGGCAAAAAGTAAGTGGCACGAATGTTGTTCAGTGTTCCGAATGCTGTTCCTGCCGCATTTGACGATGCGTTGCCACCTAATGAAAGTTTATCTACATTGTCTGTGCCGTATTGTGCATCAAGGACTCTTCCTGCTATGTTAGATCCAAACGGAGCAAGATTCTCAAGCAAACGAATACCGTACAAAGCGTTGCCCTCTGTCGCATCAATAAACATTCCAGCAAGGTCACGCTCTATCTGTGGACTGACTTTCATGTTTTTAAACTGACGCAATTTTTCAGGCCGCGTTATAAAAGCAAAGGCGTCAAACAAACTGCCTTGTCGTCTTTGGCCCTCGTTGTCCGTAAAGTAGAACGGTGTGCTTATCATTTGCTGCACCATTTCCATCACAGGCTGTTCTTTTGCCATTATGGTTACAGGTGAGCCATCTACATCTATAGCCTCTGCTCCCTCTTTGGGGATCATAAATGAAGCTATTGTATCTTTGGAAAGTTCGTAAGATCCAGAAAGTATTTCGATGGTAGTTTTGTACTTTGGATCGTACGCAACACCCATGATTACATTTCGTGTAACAGTTCCATTTGGGTCTTCAGGATCAGGAATCTCTACGGTGTTTTCTACAGCCATACCTGCACCAGTTTGATCTGTTGCTGTGCTTTCTGCGAATGTGCGTCTGAAATTTAGACGTTCATCAAACTTTTGCATAAGAAGCTGCTCTATACCGGGTATGTTAGACAAACCCGCAAACTTTTTCATGGCATAGTCTCTAGTTATACTGAGAACTTCTACGGGTAGTTGTGGAGTAACTCCAGTAACTACATTTGTTGCGGAATCTTTTTGATATGCAGCCATTACCTGATTACTCACCGCTTCTAAAAACGCAGCGTATTGTAACGGATCATTTTGCAGCTTTGTAAATGCTTCAGGATTTTTCAAAACAGATTGAATAGCTGATCCCACACGTATAGAAGGGTCTTTTTCAGACTTAGATCCTGTTGCAAATCCAAAACCTATTGTAGTAGGGCTGCCGTCAGCGTCCACTGTTTTAACAAAACCCCCAGAAAACTCTGATAGGTCTATAGCAGACTGTTGACTTGCGTTAGAACTCCTAGAGCCAGTAGGAAATTCTCCCTTTGAAAACTCCGTGTCGTTCGTTACAATGCGTACCCTGTACTCTCCCTTCGCATACTTTTTAGTTTCATCAGGAGTCAAATCAGATACATTAACGTAAACAAATTTATCTTCCCCTCCTACTTGTCGCGGGACGTAAGCTTGTTCGACAGCCGTCTTTGCAGGATCTTCTTCTTTTGGCGGTTCAAACAAACTAATACCACCGGACGAAACAATTTTTCTATCACCACCAGCCCCTTCTACAGCAGCATCTTCAACAATTTCTATTTCACCCAGTGGTACATTGTTTTCCGTAGCAAATCTTTTTGCTGCAGAAATGTCCAAAAATACTCTGGGATTATCTGGGTCGTCGGGATCGCCAACCCTGTATACCGTGCCCTTTGGCGGGTCTTCTGGTTCTGGTTTTTCAAGAGCCAGCGTAAATTTGCCTTCTTTTAGCTGCCTAATTGTTTTAGCATTTTCTCCGTCGGCTAAAGCCCGTGCTAATGCAACCTCGTACCCTTCGTTACCCTCTCCAACAGGTTCAGCCCCGTAGTATATTTTGGCTGGTTCTTCAGGCTCGTCTATTTCTTTAAAAGCGGTACTGACCATTCCAGTGGGACTAATCGTAGATATTTCTTGGTATTGTTCAGGGCCAGTAGCTGCTGATCTAGCTGTTCGTGCTGCTGCCAGCCCTTCTACTCCTGTTCCCCACGGTTTACCGTTCCAAAGAACTGTATACGAATCCTCTTCATCATCCCCTATCACAGAATCCAATATCTGAGACGGCAAGTAGTCTACCCCTGTGCGAGTTGTCATTCCAATCTTGACTATATTGCTCATGTCAGCAGAGAATTGATAGGCTGGGGCTTTAGTTTCTACTCTCAAGCCGATACCCGGAAGATCACTTGATGATACAGAAGAACCAGAATCAAATTTTCCCTGTGACATAGCCAAGTATTGTGCAGCAGAAACTTGTGATTTGTTTTCTCTGTCCCAGTAAACAGGCTGTGGAGTAAACGGCTTTTCTAGTTTTTGAGGTTCGCCTCCCCCCATAGAAAAGTGAGTGACATCCGTTATAACTGAGTATTCTGGGGTGTTGGACTTCACTCCAGCTATAAATCTTCCTTGCGCGTCATACCCAAAATATCTGGGAGCGTTCTTATCCTTTTCAGCTTCTGCAGCATCTTTAGCTTGCTTACGTCTGCGATTTTGATCTACCTTTTTTGAGGCCATGTATGCTAGTGCTAGTAATGGAGCGACCATAGTTACACTCCTTCCGCTGGTGTGTCGAGGAAACTAGGTGGTATTTCTGGTGTGGGAGCAGGGGATGCGCCCCTCAAAGCTTCTTGTTCTTGCATTCGCTGTGACCTGTTAACTTCTTCGTTCATAGCATCAAACAACTTAGGATTACGCTGCTTGAGTATCTTGTAAAACGTGATGTCATCTACTTCTTCTTCTGCCTCTTCTTCAACAAACAACTGTGGCTGTAGACCGTTTTTATCGGCTAATCCCATGAGGTACACGCCGATAGCTGGCTTAATCAACTCAGCTACATCTGGGTTAAACGTGCCTTGTGTAAAACCTTTGAATGCTACTTGTGCTACGATCTCTTCCACCGTAATACCCGCAAGCATCAGTTTAACCAGACTGTCTTCCGATTTAGGATTGTCTAGTTTATCTAAAACAAAATCAATAGCGTCGTCGGGATTTGCAAACCGGGGCGGACGTTCCCACGGCCACTTGCCTCTAGGACCAGTAAGAGAATGCCCCGGCGGGGCTGCGAGAGGAGTTAGTTTGTCGATTGCCATAATTTACTTCTTTCGCTTAATCTTTGTTACCTGTGAACTTCCCAGACGTATATTTGGAGCGACTGCTGCAGCACGGGGTGTACTAACAGTCTGCACACGAGAAATTAAAGAGTTTCTTACGTTTGTTCTTGCTATGGCATCAGGGACCCTATTCGATGATCCCATAGGGACCGTTGCAGCTTTACCCGGTGCAAACCTACCGGCAGTGTTGCCACCAGTTGTCGGAACACTCATCTGTGATACAGCAGGCAAATCGTCAAAGTCAGTGCCTAAAGCTTCAGCTACAGCAGTTGCTGCAGAAGAACCTACTTTTCCAACTTCAGAAGAGCCTATTCCAAAACTACCTAAAAAACTATCTACACCTGTACCCGCTACATACTTATCGTACCCAGCTTCCAAGCCCTTACCAACAAGCTTTCCCGCAAGAACAGATCCTATTGCAGTTAATCCTGTGCTAAACAAACTCATTCTAGTACCTACTTAGTTAAAGATGTTGTCAATCGTTTTGATTATTAAAAAATCATCAAACTTGTCACTGTACATGTCGCCGTTTGCAGAAATAGCCATAGACTGCAATGCAGCGTTGTGTGCCCTTGACAGATTGTTTTCTGAAATTTGCAAGTTCCAAGCTGCTTGGTCCCTATACACTTGCCACAAATTAGCTTGAGCTTGTTGAGTTAACCCCAACAAGTTTTGTGCGTTTGTTTGATTGGCTGCATTTTGTGTAGCAGTGTTAGCAGTGTTAGTGTCTCGACGCCACTGTGCATTACTTTGTGCAATCTGCACGGACATGTTAGAGTTGAATTGATCTCGTGCAGTCTCCATTTGTGCATTAAACTGGGACATGGAGTTTTCTTGTGATACGTTGTACTGCTCTACGGCGGCTTTTCTATTTAATGTTGCAGATTCTATTTGAGTGCCTAACTCAGCAAAAAACATGTCAATTTCGTTTTCTGCTTTTGCATTCAACTGATTAGCTGCATTTTGTTGCGCTGTATCAGACAGCATGGCTTGTAGTTGACCTTGATAACTAATTGTAGCACTTTGCTGTTCATTAGTCAAGTTTTGTGAATCAATCGCAAGAAAAGCTTTTGCATTGTTTACAGCAGCTACTTGTCTGTTGTTTAAGTTGGCTGTGTCCATCTGTGCTGAAGCTGCAGCGTTTTGTAAAACAGCCTGTTGTTGATTCGACAGGTTTGCCATCTGTATGGCAGCGTATTTTTGAGCATCTTGTGCTGCAATGGGTATGCCTGATTCCATTACGGCTTGTACCGCTGCTGCTGCTGCCATAGAGGATGCACCCAATCCTCGTTGTTGCATCATAGCACTGGCATTTCTTACTGCAGGTGCAGCCCATGCGGGTAACGGCTTACCGTCTTCTATTGTTTTAAACAATTCAGCTATTTGATACTGTGTGGTGGCTCTAGGATCAAGTTCTTGAGTGGCTCCTACTGCTAAACTTTCTGGAGAAAGTTCTCCTTGTGCAGCCTGCATTAAACTTTCACTAGATAACGTGCCTGTTGCCACCCCTGCTGGAGCTACAGTTCCCACTTGATCAGCAGTTATTTGTGCAGGAGTGGTTACAACTGGTTTTTCTTGATCAAATTTAGCAGTGTCAATTTTAGCAGCAGCCTGAACAGGGGTTTGTTCTGGCATTTGCCCTGATGCTTCATCAATCAGTTCATCAGCTTTTACAGATATTTTTTCTGGGGTAATTTCAACTCCGGTAGGAAGGACTGTAGCTTCCGCTTTTTCAGCAGTTTTTTGAACTATAGCTTTTTCTAGTTCTTCACCAGTTTTACCCTGCAGGTCTGATTCCGCCATTATCTATCCTAACTTCATTACAACTGTAATAATCATAGCCACTACACCTATCGTAGACGCCATAATCAACGCCTCAAGACGCCACATGCGCTTATCCAAGCTGTCTAACTTGCCATGAACCAACTCACGAAACATGGCGCACTCTTTTTCGTGTGCCTCTAGTTCCATCTGTACCTTGAGTGCTGGCTCTACTTGCTGGGTCATTTTCATCATTCAGCTTCTAGTGTGGCTATACGAGCCTCAAGTGCTGTGATTGTTGCTTGCTGTTCTTGGATAGCTTTGATGCACAGCGATACCATATTGCCGTATGCCAGTGCGTCCGGTCTATCGTCATCGTCATACTGCACAAACTCTGTCAGGCCAGCATCATGCACTTCTTCAGCAATCAAGCCGCCAAAGATTGTGTCACCATCATTGTTGCCTTTATATGTAACAGGACGCAGTGCAAGTAGTTCTGCTAGGCCGTGTGTTGCGTCACTTACTGTATTCTTGTAACGCAACGATGATGTTGACCTTTGCAAAAGACCTTGTGTGCTTACAAAAACATTTGCAGCACTGGATGTCGTTGCATCATAAACTGCTTGTACAAAAAGATAAGGGTCAGAACTAATGCGTAATCTAGGATTACCAGCCCCATCAGACAGCACGATGTTGCTGTCGGATGTGCGGATGTCTAGGCCGCCTTGATTGCCGTTGTAGCCACCAATAATTACGTTTTGTGAGCCTGTCGTCATAGCATGACCAGCGGGAGCATAGCCGCTACCGATAAACAGATTAGCTTGTCCAGTAGTATTGTTAAACCCAGCCATCTTACCGATAAATGTATTCCATCTTCCAGTAGTGTTGTAATAGCCAGATTGGTCACCAACAGCAGTCAAGTTGTCACCAGTGGTATTTGCAAGCAACGAATCCTTGCCAACGGCAGTGTTGTCAACTGCTGTAGTATTCGATGTAAGTGCGTTGTAACCAATTGCGGTATTGTCACTGCCCGTGGTGTTTGCGTCTAGGGATTGCATACCTAGTGCGGAGTTTTTAGTGCCAGTGGTGTTTGCGGCCAGTGCATTGAAACCAAAAGCTGAATTGTTAGATGCCGTAGTGTTTCCGTACAACGCACCCTTACCAACAGCAGTGTTGTAATTGCCTGTCGTATTTGTTCGCAATGCCTCATACCCAAGCGCAGTTCCAGCATCGCCTGTTGTATTGGATTTTGCAGCCTCATACCCAAGTGCCACATTTCTTGGGCCAGTGGTGTTTGCGGTAAGTGCATCATAACCGACAGCCGTATTGTTATTTGCTGTTGTATTGCTATCTAGCGCACCATACCCACAGGCAGTGTTGTTCGCTCCCGTGGTTGTGGACTCTAAAGTTAAAGAACCAACACCCGTGTTTGAAAAGCCTGTTGTAAGAGATGTCAAAGAGTTGTAACCAACGGCTACGTTAAAATCGTTTCCGCTATCTGTGACATTATAGGTAGTCATCGCGTTTGCACCGATGGCAGTATTTCTGCCGCCAGTGGTATTACTGTCTAGTGCAGTATCTCCTAGCGCAACATTCTGTGTGCCAACAGGGTGATTGCCATCTAGCTTGATGGTGCCATTATCTACAGACAGATTACCACTAATGGTAAACGGCCCGTTGACGTTGCCGCCAAACACACTAAACACGTCATACACTACAATCTCAACTACATCGCTTGCAGTCAATGCCGACAAGCCAGCAATAGTGTTCGCTGTGCTTGTGTTGTAGTCCGTACCAGCTACTAGGGTCACACCATTCAAGTTCACGTCAACATAGTTGCCGTCAGTGAATGTCAGGGTGCCACCTGTCAGCGCACCGCTGATTGATGTCTCACCGCCTGATGCAGTGAAGTAGTAACGATTACGTACACCCTGTGATGGTGATTTGCCTAAGTAAGCCATTAACGGTTCTCCGGTTTATTATTCGGCAGTGTAGTCTTGACCTGCTGTGATTGCAGCGTTGACTGCTGTCATGTTCTCATCTGTCCAGTAGTCTTTAGCTACCATCAGTTGCAGATGCTCAACATTGCGGTCTACGCAACCCTGACGCTCTTCTGCTTCTTCATCTGCCATTGCATCACCTGCAATCACGTCTGTGATGAGTTGCACGGAATGACCCATAGCGGTGTAGTTCTGTGCGATTTGTTCTGTTGTAAGTTCGTCCATTTTATTCTCCTGTAAATTAGGCGTCTGTTATGGTCAGGTCACCAGCTTCTACCTGACGCATGATTTCTGCGTAGTGACGATTGTCTGGGTCAAGAGGTATGTCTAGCTGCACACCGTCAACCGTTGCCTTAATTGAGTGATTTATACCATCCAGCACAAGTTCATCACTGTCATTTAAAATTGAATTTTGTTGGTATTGTGCTGATGTAATGTTCATTTCATTCATTTTTACAACTCCGCATCGAACTTCATGGCGTTGTTAATAGCTATGACAGTGTATGTATAAGTACCCGCATCGCTGGCAGGGACAATGCGTATAATACACCTGTGCCTTGTTCTATTATGAGCCGTAAATGTTCCTGTTGTATTAGAAATCGAAGGTAAATTAATTGTGTTAGTCTGTGTACTAAAAGTGGGGTTTGCTCTCATTGTGACAGGAAAAGCAACTGTTCCATAGTATTGATTACCATTATTGTAACTGCGGACTGTGTGAACACTATGCTCACTATCTGGTGTCTGATAATAAAAACGCTGACACAGGGCCAGTTCCTCGCCAAAGCTGCGGTGTTCAAAGTCGGATGCGTTGGAGCCTAGTTCAAATTGCAACCCAGCCAAATTTAACTCCCACGCAGTTGTGTTAGTGTCTCCTGCAGGTTGAATAAACGGAATTGAAAGGTATGCGCTGTTATCTATAGTAGTATTAGCAGGGGCTGGAATATCAAAAGTAAAGCTGTATTTTACCCACGATGAAGTTACAGTAAGAGACTGGGCAACTGCATTATCACCACCACCACTAGATGTATTATACCACGCGGGTTGCATTGTAAAACTGCCACCAGCGGGATTAGTTCCTTTTGCATAGAAAGAAAGTGTGGCTTTGTTACCAATTAAATTTACAGCATTTGACGCTTCAATGTAGTGATAAACACCGCAGTTATTGTTTGCAGTTGTTACTTCTAGTTTTAGGTATTTTTCAAATCCAAGAGAGTTTCTGTCAGCAGTTGAAAATGCTTCTTGCGACATTGTTACTCCTGATGCGCCAGAAAGTGCGAGAGAGTATCTATCTAAAGAACCGTAACCTTCTGTTGTATGGCTGGTTCCTCGCTGGGCAACTTGCATGGCTCCGTTGATGATGAGGTTTCTATTAGGGACGTTACCTAATGCCCCTGCAACGATATCGCCGCTGGAATCAACGAGGTCTGCTATATCTCTTGCTCTAGTCATTCTGCGTTCTCCAGTGCGGCTACCTTTGCTGAGAGTTCTTTTACGGCATTTACCAAATACCAAGTCATATTTTCAGGGTCTACGCTGAGACAGCCTGTAGTTTCTTCCCTGACTACATCAGGTAAGATTTCTTGTATCTCTTGAGCGATAACACCAAGTTGCACACCCTGCTTGTCAATAGCTGCATGAGATGGCAGTTCATCAATTTCGTCAGGGGTGCGATACTCAAAGTTACGAATACGAACCTGATTGATTGCATCAAGCCCTGTATTGTTATCTTCAATGTTTTTCTTAATGCGGCGGTCAGAGGTTGTGGCAAAGTTTGATGAGTTATTACCAGCGTAAACTGGGCCGTTACCGCCAGATATAAAGGCTGTACTTGACCCTTTTCCAACCATACCGTTAGAACCAACAACAACCATATTAGAATCACCAGTGCCAGATGAACGGCAAAGCGTTCCAACAATAGTGTTGTTATCTCCATTAGTCGTTATACGATTTGCTTGATGCCCTATTGACGTATTGTTGCTACCTGTTGTTATAGCATCTCCTGAGATACTGCCTACTGAAGTATTGCTTGCGCCAGTGGTGTTTACGAGTAAAGCATCGCTCCCGACAGCTACGTTGGCACTGCCAGTGGTGTTCGCTTTAAGTGCCGCTTTTCCAACAGCTGTGTTGGTGCTTGCTGTGGTGTTGTTTTTAAGGGCTTCTCTACCACAAGCAGTATTGTTATCGCCTGAAGTGTTCCCACCTAGTGAATGTTCACCGACAGCGGTTATGGCTGACCCTGTGGTATTTGCATCTGCGGCGTTCCAACCTACGGCGACATTGGATGTGCCTTCGGTATTGTTATACAAACTTTGATAGCCCACCCCGACATTGGAATGGCCTGTTGTATTGGCATACATAGAAGTGTAGCCAACGGCTGTGTTGTTATTTGCCGTGGTGTTTGAACCGAGTGCTGCATAACCAACAGCCGTGTTGGCGTTTGCTGTGGTGTTGTTTTGCAAACTAGACCTGCCTACCGCAACATTCTCTTCGCCTGTAGTATTTGCAGTCATAGAGTTTTGACCGATTGCGGTGTTAAGAGCGCCAGTGGTATTAGCATCAAGAGCCAATCCACCGATTGCAGTGTTGTTTCCTGCTGTAGTGTTGGCAGTCAGCGCACGGAAACCTACAGCAACATTGTACGAATCTGTGCCAGCAGATGTCGGATTGTACGCCTCAAGTGCCTCGTTACCCACAGCAACATTTCTATCACCGTGTACGTTGCTTACCATTGCTTGCCAGCCAATAGCGGTGTTAGCAGTTCCGGTGGTTTGTGCTGTCAGTGCATTGTAGCCAACAGCGGTGTTTTCGCTAGAGGTGGTGTTCGCAAGCAATGAAGACCTACCAACCGCAGTATTGCTTGCACCAGTAGTGTTGGATGCCAAAGCACCCTGTCCTATGCCAGTGTTGTTAGCTGCGGTGGTAGTTGACCCTAATGAACCGTGACCCACAGCAGTATTGTAAATGCCTGTTGTAAGAGCATCCAATGAAATAGAACCAACAGCAACATTCTCTGTGCCAGTGGTGTTTACGGAAAGGGCATTTTTACCCATCGCGGTGTTATTACTTGCCGTTGTATTAGCCCCAAGCGCACCCACACCAAATGCTGAATTGTTGGCACCTTCTGTGTTGGCGTCTAGCGTATTATACCCGACAGCGGTATTGTCACCGCCAGTAGTGTTTGCTCCAAGCGCAGAGTATCCGACTGCGGTGTTCGCACTAGCCGTAGTATTTGCGTCAAGTGAGTGAGAACCCAACGCAGTGTTATACCCACCAGTGGTATTTGAGTTCATTGACGTATAGCCAACCGCTGTGTTCCTAACACCTGTTGTGGTTTTGTTTAATGCAAAGCCACCTATTCCTGTATTAAGTTCACCAGTGGTATTAAGATATAAAGACCGATATCCCATCGCAGTGTTTAATTCAGCAGTAGTGTTTGCGACAAGTGCTTCAACCCCTACTGCTGTGTTATTTGCACCAGTAGTGTTTGCACTCAGCGCAGCAGAACCAATCGCCGTATTGTTACCACCTGACAAGCTGCCATCATCAAGTGCAGTGTCACCCAATGCCACGTTGTTTGTGCCTGTTGGGTAATTACCATCCAGCTTGATTGTGCCACCGTCAATATCAGTGTTGCCGCTGACAGTCAGTCCATCTGCGGTGTTAAATTTTGATATACCTGCGCCGATATAACCCATGATTATTCCTTACGTAATTTCAAGAATAGACAAAGCAACGTCTGCGCTAGATGCGACGTTTGACGTAACTTTCAAAACATCACTTGCGTTCATAACTACTTTCTGTTCACCGCCCACAACAACAAGGCTGCTACCCACAGGAATAGGTGCATCCTTTACAATGTAGATATTGTCACCGTCATTGTTCTCAAGCTGTACATCTACCTCAATCTGTGAAGTGTGAATGTTCGCAATCGACATGCCAATGATTGTTGTTTCGGTAGAACTAGCACCAGTATGAACCGTGGCAGCGGAAGTGCCTACTCCAGTGTCTGTCACCAGTTTAAATGAGTTTGCCATTGGTATCCCTCTTCGGATATATTATAGATTGTTTTGCGTAGTTTGTCAACCCAGTGCGATAGCTAGAGCAACCGCCTCACCAGCCGGATCGAAGGCTGTTGTGTTTGCCGTAGCCGCCGTACCAAGACCAAGAGTCGTACGCTGTGCTGCCGCGTCGGCGTCATCCAGCAGTGCTTTACCTGCTGCTGTCAGATCGTATGTCGCTGCGGTGCCAGAACCAGTGAACTGGATACCCTTGTCTGCAGCAGATGTGAGGCCAGCCAGTGCAGCGAGTTCTGCGTCGTACGCCTGTACGTCAGAACCGATAGCCAAGCCAAGATTCGTACGTGCAGCCGACGCACTAGATGCACCCGTGCCACCGTTGGCAACAGCCAAGTCGCCCGACGACGTAACACCTGACAGGTCAATAGTCGGTGTAGTCAGGGTCTTGTTGGTCAGGGTCTGCGTGGCAGTCGTACCCACAATCTCTTGATTGCCACCGGCAGGAAGAGTGAGAGTGTTAGTCACACCTGCAGAGTGTGGTTGTGCCTGTAAGGTCTGTGCGTGTGCATTGCTCGACTCGCAGTAGAAATTCACCTTCGCTACGCTGCCTGTGCCAGTGCGAATGTCAATAAGACCGTCGGAGATGGAAACACCGCCAGACGAGCCGTTACCATCAAGGTTGACCACACCAGAGCCGTTGGGAAGGATGTCGATGTTGCCGTTTGATACAGATACGATGTCATTACCGTTTACATCAAGATTGCCCCCAAGCTGGGGACTGGTATCAGCTACGACTTCTGTCAGGCCACCGGCACTAGAAATCAGGTTAGTGACCGTGACCTTCTTCAGGGCACTGGCATCTGCATCGTGCAGAAGCAGTGTGTCGTTGGTGATGTTGACATCGCCAGAGGTGATTGCAGTCTGACCGCTGACGACGTTCTCGTTGACCATCGCTGTTTCGACAGCATCGTTGGCGATCGTCACAGCACCCGTAGAGGCGAGTGTAACGTCACCGGAGATAGCCTTGTTGTCAAAACTGTCAGAGCCGTCGTAGATCAAAATGTGACCCGATGCAAGCGACGAGATGTTTGTGTCGTTCAGTTCCTCTAGAGTGTCTTCCGTCTGTATCTGTGCATCTACGTATGCCTTAATAGCTTTGGCTGATGCAAGGGTGGTATCTGTTCCGGCAACACTCGACAGGTCCGTGTCGAGAACGCCCGACTTGAGGTTGTCCACTTCGATGTTCGACAGGGTGTTATTGTCAGCGTCTATTGCCTTGTTCGTCAAGGTCTGCGAACCCGTCAGGGTGGCTACAGTAGAGTCAATAGCAAAAGTAACGGCATTCCCAGAGCCGCTAGTGTCAATACCAGTACCACCAGTGAATGTGAGCGTTTCGCTATCTAAGTCAATAGAGAGTGCGCCACCGCTGTCCGCTTGGAAGTCAAGGTCTTCTGCTGTGAGTTGTGTATCGACGTAGGCTTTGATCGACTGTTGTGTGGCAAGCGCAGTAGCACTGTTAGACGACATGTTGTCTTCGTCTAGGATGTCCGTGACGGTTGTGGTCGGCATCGCAATGCTGTCCACGTTTGCAACCCCGTCGATGTGCAGGTCTTTGAATTGTTTGCTCGAGGAACCCAGATCAATGTCGTTGTTGGTTGTCGGCTCAATCACGCCGTCTTTGATAACAAGCTGCTCTACAGAAGAACTGGATACGTCAACCGAAAATTCAATCTGATTGTTGGGGTTGTCAATAACGACTTTGTTGAGTGGCGTTGTCTCTCCCGGATCGCCAATGAGTCCAATAACTGGACCCTCTGCAGCAGTACCGTCGTGCTTGTGACCAGTCGAGTTGTTGAACGCAGCAAGTACCTGATCGAACTCGTCGTTGGAGTCCGCTGCGTTGATAACGTCGCCGTCAGTGTATGTAGATTGTCTGGTATAACCTGCCATGTATTATCTCCTGCCCCCCGGCGTAAATTCAAGTTGATAGCCTTTTACTGAGATGGGGGCTGCTCCCTGTCTGTCGTCCAAACGCACTGCTACTGTAAATCCTCCGCCCTCTACACTCTGTCGGACCAGCGGAGTACCCGATGATCCATACACAGCAGTGCCGTAAGTCGATGCGGCGAGTCCGTAGAGGGCAATCGCCGCACCCGTAGTTAAATCATATTCTGTAGGTTGAGGCACGTCTGACGAGTTGAAGTCGTAGCGAATACGAAACTTGGAGTTTACGGCTCCGTCGTTATCGTAGTTCCAGATGATACGTTGCATTAGTTTGCGGATGCCAGCATCACCCATCGTGTAGTCGGGAGAACGGTAGACTGCGGCTATGTTGGTACCGTCAAAGGTGTTGCCAGTCTCCTGCTTGTGAATGTAGCCGTCGTATCCGCCGTGTAAGATTGTTTCGACTCCGCCGATAAACCCAGACGCACAACAGGCGGGCTTGATGCCTTTAATGTCTGCGTACTCCCAGCCTATGCCGCCTTCTGTACCAGCCTTAATAACCCCGATGATGCCAAGAGCCGCTGATGCTTGCTGTGCGTCTGTGGGAAAAAATAAACGATACTGCGTTTTTCCTCGTATGACGACAGAGGATATTCTTTCTGTAGACACGTTATCTAGACGGGGCTGTATCTGCTTTGACACGGTGCCAAGTTCAACGTCACCAATTCTTTCCGTACCCGCAATCGTACGCAGTCCGTCAGGTGCGAGGTAAACGATGTCACCCGATATTTCTTGAATGCTAAAACCATCTACACAGCCGATTTTACGTGTAACTGGTACGACTGCAAAATCCGACAAACTTGAACCTGTGATCTTAAAGATAGAGTCTTCGCAGAAAACAAAGAGACTTTCACGGAAGACCTTGATGCCCTTGATGACGCCATCGACCTTGATTGATCCTGCACCGGTGCCCGGAGTAAAGTCATCCTCATCAAACGGTACACTGAAGATAAGTTCTTGTGGACTTGCAGACATACCCGCGTAGAATACGTGGCTTCGAAACACCTCTACAAATTTAGGGTCTGCCGGTCTCCCGCTGGCACTTACGTCAGTAACGCTGCTGTTGTTGAAGACCGATGCAAGATTTGCACCGTCAACATACACAACCTTGTCCGTACCGTCGAAATTAAAGTTGACGAAGTTGTACCTTCCGGCACTCGTACGCCCCGTGTCTATCTCTGTCCACGATCCGGTTGCGCCGCCCTTGAACACTTTTGTGCCCCGTGCGGCAATAACCTGATCTTTGTAAACGTGTAAGCCAAGAACTTTTTCGGTGGATGCGCTAGTCTGTGGTACAATATTTGAGTTGAACTTGGCAAAGCCGTTGATGCGACGATAGCCACCGTTGATATCCGGCTCAAAGTTTTGCAACTGAGTTGCTGCTCCCGGCGGGAGAGTAAAGGCATCCTTGTCGAGCATCAGGCCGCCGCCTAGCTTCACAACAAACGGACTCAGCAGTGAAGTATCTGGCATTAGACAGCCCTCATATAATCCTTACGATTAATCAATTCGATACGCATACGAGACAAGCCCTCCGTGTAATCACGAAGAGCAAGCTGTGAAAATTGAATATCTGAACGAAGCATGTGTGTGTAGTAACGAGCGCGATTGACGATTACATCGTGAAAGCGTTCCGGAATAGTTGGAGTATCTGTATTTGCCGACATGTCGCTTACTGTTTTGTAGTAATAGTACCTAACTGTATAGGTAGACTTGTCAGGCACAGGGGACAGACCCAACTTTTGATCTGGTGTTTTGTATATGAATTCTGGTAAAGCACGTGAACCAGTATCAGGATTTGTGTCGGCCTCATTACGTCGATCTAAGTATTCGTTAAATGAAAGGTATCTTAATTTTTTTTCTGCTGTTGACGCGGACTCTTGAACAGTAAAACTATCGTAATTAACCGTCTTTGCATCTGACTCCCGTGCATACTCTGCTGTTCCCGCAGTAGTAGTAAAAGACTGACTAACAACAGTAAACGGCCACTCAACTTCGGAGTTGATAATATCGCGCTGTGCCTTGTTGATAAAGTCCTTGACTGATGTCTGGATGCCTCGTGTCGTAGAGACTGTAGTAATCTCCACCTCATTGATCTCTCGTAGTACAGCGTTGATAAGTTGTAAGAATGTCATCTTAATACCCGTTAAGCCTTGCTATACAAATTTTCAAGCGCATCCAGTTTGTCTTGAGCATCTGCCCAGCTTGCGACTGCCTTGTCCATTTCCTCAAGCAGTTGCGGATGTTCACCGATAGCCGCCGGATTGTTTGTGTAATTTGCGTATACAAATAGCGCATCTTTTTTCTGAGCCTCGTACTTGTGCTTCAGGGCTTCGTAGGCAAGTCGTTTCATGTCTGTCTCCCTGTTAGTCATTATACACCTATTTATTTAAATTAGCAAGAATTATTTTCTTGACTTTTCGATTGCTTCAAATGTTTCGCGCATCGTGGGAGGTTTTTCGTTTTTGGGGTCGTACTTGCACTGTATCTCTTTGGGAAAGAATTCGTGAAAGTCTATCCAGACTTGATCTACGGTGTTGTTGGCTCCGTGATATATACAGACTCGTTGGTTGTCTATCTTAGTGCAGCCTTTGAGCCTACAGGTTACATACTCTGGGTCTGCAGCGTTAGCAACTGTGCCTTTGAGAAACAAAACAAAACCGAAAAGAAGACCTATACCAAAAGTAACCATGACTATCCATGCTACAATCTCTACAAACTTGTGCCTACGTTGCCGTTGTTTGTATAATGTTTCTTGACGTTGCTTGCGAATCTGGCCTTCCATGCGAACAAGTTCGTCCCACTTGGACTTACCCATCGTCATGCCAATCCAGTTTTGTAACTCTCTGCGCTGGCTTTCTGCCTTTTGTTTGGCAGCAAACGTCTCCATCGCTTCTTGTTCTACAGACTTACCGGCAAACAGCTTTTTAAAGATAGGAGGGTTTTTTGCCTCTTTCTCCAGCATGTCCAAATCAGACATGGCACCCATCCAGCGGGACAGATCAGAGGCCATTGCCTCAATATCACGTCCTACTTGAAAGCCCTTTTTGATTGCACCGAATGCAGCCGATGCGGTAGCCATCGCGCTAATGGGGTCCATCAGTATACCTTTACGTTGCCGTCTGTTATGAACTTCGGCACACAATATGCCGTTATTAGGTTGCCTTGTTTGTGTAGGGTTTGTGCGTACCAAACGCACTCTCGTAGGTCTTTGAAGTGCATGTCCTTGCTGACCAGCTTCTTGTCATCTCCTACGCCTACGAAAACAAACAGTAGAAAGACGTGTAGCATCTGTTTACAATTTAAACTCCAACAGGGGCTTTAGATTTTTTACGTAGTGACTGTCTTGCGTCTCTTGCTGTATACAAAGGATTATCTTGAAATTTAGTAATTCTACCCACAGCACTATTCGCTCTATTTTGAGTTTTTTGTTTTTGCACTAGGTCATTCATTACATCTGCGCCATCATTTGCAACTTCAGCACTGGGTGCTGCTTTTCTTGGGGGAAGCGTTTTATCAGTGTATTGTTTTTGTTTTAATTCTATAGGCATTTAAAACTCTCCTGACTTCATTGCATCAGACAACTTCTTGGCCCGCGACTTTACTTGACGTGCCCAACGAGAGTCCATCATCTCAATGCTGGCAGCATCAAAGTTGTTCTCGTGTATTGCATTCCACATCTTTTTGAATTTGCACAGGCGAGGCACACCCATGTTGAATGCCATGTCCATCAGGATAAGCTGGCGTACAGCATCTAGGTCTTTGACGCAGGGATGTACCTGACACAACTCG